ACTCTAGCCGATCCACTATTATCTTGTATTAATTCTTTCTTGCGATTCTCAAGAAGATCATAATTAAATTGTTTCATTATAAAAAAACGGAGAGACTTATTAGGCCTCTCCGTTGCAATATGGAGTTAATCATCCCATAATTTTAGATGTCAGAGGATCGGGATTGGGCAACTATTATGTTTCCCTACTGCCCTCCAACTAACGAGTTAGATTGTGTTCTCACTCTAATTTTATATAGGTAAATTAGACATTGATCGTAGAGCCATGGTGACTCTTTTTAATTTCCCTTAAACGATCTTTAAACCCCTCATCTACCTTCTTTCCTGCATGATGCCACGGATCTCCAATATGAGGTTTTGCATAGACCATTCTTACTTTACCACCACAACTCTCACATGGTTCTTGTGTTGGTATTTCTCTTTCTGCAATCTTCAAATTCTTTTCAAATTCTTGATTGCAACTTTCACAACTATAATCGTAATAAGGCATTATTTAATCTTTCTCATATAACCATGCACATACTCCCACAATACATTCGCGTTCTTCATTATTATTTGTAGAAATATTTGCAACCATTACATTTTCTTCTTTTTCTTTATTTTTTGAAAAATCTCTAAATGATCGTTCACTCTTTTCTATAACTGTAACGATTTTTCGTGTTGCCATTACACATTCTGGACACTCGCCAGTTTTAGGATTGATCCAACATCCTGCTACAGCGTGACAGACTTCTTCTGTTATAAATTCTGTTTTTGTTTCTGTAGCAGATGCTGAACTTAGTGTTACTATAACAAAAATTAAACTCAAAAACCATCTCATAATGTATCTCCTTTTAGGGTTAGGGTCTTTTCTGACCTTTCATAATATATTATACATCATTTGATGGGTTTTGTCAAGTTTTTTCAACGTTTTTTATAGAAGATATGTCTGTCTATTGAAGCCATGACTTTCTTCCTTTTTGACCACGTTGGATATTCTTCCATCCAATTTGCATGATAATGTGTTGCACCATCTGTTATATCAATAAGTGCTTTGTCATAATGGGTTTCTAAAACCCTCTTTGCCAAGTTTTCTGACTCCATCCACGACCTACTTTCACGGGCCGGTTCATCGAGTTTTCCATCACAATACCAAGAAAATTGACATCTATCTCTCACAGGAAAATATTCATCTTTATTAACATTATAATAATGTTGTCCTTCTTTGACTACGCCACATATAGTATTGGGATACTGTTCATCAATAGCACGATTTATTGTGACATTTGCTACTGCGAGTTTCCCTGCCGTACTCTCCGCTCTTGCTTCAAAATAGATATTTTTTGCCAGACACTCAGCATCTTCTGAAGTGTATTTTACTATATTGAATGTAAGTGGTTTATAATAGTTTGTTGTTAAATCTACAGCACTTTCTATCTTTGGGGGTGGCACCCATATTGTTGCTGTAGAACCACTATTAATTGGAGAAGTTGTATACCATAGTGTAGCAAATAAAGCAAGGAACATCCTTACTGTTTTTACCATACTTGTACCTTTGTTTGGTTAATAATTCATTTCAAAAGAAAATACATAAAAAAACTAATCTCAACCAAATTGTAGTTATATTTATATGATTTTATTCTTCCGCGACCACCTCTTCTTTCTTCGTTTGAGGTGTTTCTTCTTCTACATCTGGAAGTAAATCGGGCCAAGTATCTTTAACCAGTTTGTATGTCAACCCTTTATAAGATAATTTTTTGTCCTTAATTGCAACCATCATAACTGCATCTTTGGGATCTAATCTCTCTAAAAGTCCAACAAACATTGCTTCTCTACGTAACATAGGAATTTCATCCAAACTATGGGGGCTCGGATCTGTATAATAATCTAATTTCTTTACTTCAAAATGAATAGAATTAGATCCCATATCGCCTTCAACGGAAGGAGTATATGGTGGAGCTCCTGGCGGAAGTAACCATTTTACTGATGGATGAAAATTCAATTGCAACAATGCTTTAGTTGCAAAATTTTCCCTCTTTTTGAGAACTTCACGTTTTTCTTCTCTTGTCTTTACTTTTGCAATTTCTTCAAAAGTTTCACGTACATTAAATTCGGGCATTATACCTCTCCTGTAAATTGTTTGTCTGTCAATGCAACTGTTTCAGACTTCATGTATTCTCTGTTTCCTTGAGTTACATACTCCGTTTCATCCATTCCACTTGTCCAGACTGCATTAATATCTGGATAGAATACCCCTACAGACCTCTTAGGAGTGCCGTCAGGGTAATAAGCCATTGCAACACATCTAGGAACTACTTTCTGTTCTTCGTGTTTTCCAGAAAACATTCCAATCCAATCTCCTGTTTTTATATAATACTCACAGTATCGAACATATGCTTTCTTTGAATCTGCAAGATTCGTTGCTTTCTGTCTATCTTGAGGAAGAACATTTCTACCTCTTGCTTGTGAATTAAGTGCAGATATTTGATCTTTAGTTTCCTTTATCCACTCTTTCACATTCTTAAAAGAATATCTATCATCATCTGGAAGTGCAAGAACCTTTTTACTGACATTCTTGTACTCCGCAGGTTTTTTCTTTGCTCTCATCTCTGCAAGACGAGCTCTCAATTTCTCTTTTGCTTCTTCGGATAATTTTCGTTTCTTCTTCGCAGGTTTGATTGGTGTTCGCTCAATCGTTACTTTCTTTCTTGCCATTATGATTTTTTCTCCAGGCTGTTTTTAATCGTTTCCAACATCAATGTCCATTGCTTTGCAGTAGTATCGATGTCATAGTGCATATCAAAATATTGCTTTTGGAATGCAAGACCAGCTTGAACTGGTGGCTCCCAAAAGTTATCTATTGCATCCTTCAAAACATATGCAAACTTTCTGGTATGTTCAGACTTATCTTCACAATATCCGTACATCCATGCAAAATTTGCACAAGTCTCTGGAAGAACTGCAAGATTCGGACACACAACAACACATCCTGCACTCATTGCTTCGATTGCAGATATACACGCAGTTTCCTTATAACAACAAGGATATGCAAGTATATGTGTTTGTTGAAGTGCTGTACGAATTTCTTCATTAGAAACTGTTCCATGATAGTTGACATTAGGTGTATCCCTACAAGCATCATAGAGAGGTTTCCAATCATCATCTTTTCCTTCCCATCCGTATATCTTAAAACTTGAGTACACATCCAGAACGACATTCTCAAACTTTGCAGCACGAAATGCAGCAATCAGAACATCCAATCCACGATGAGGTGTAGATATGTATGCGAGTCTTGTTGGGCCTTCTTTGGGTTTTGTATGTGCAGGGATGGGTTCAATTGCATTCTTGAGAACTACACTCTTTTCATATTCAAATCCAAGATCTAGATGATATTTCTCTAATGACCAATCTGAAGGAAATACGAATCTTTCAAATTTGTCTCGTTCTTCTTTGTCTTTAAGGAATTGTACTTCTGGATCTTGAGAGGTATCTTGAAACCAGAGTATTTTAGGCTTGTCTTCTAATTCACGAACTCTAGAAAGGATCACTTGAAAGTAATTCCAAATATCTTCTGGTACTCTTTCCTTAACTCTTTGATAAATCAATTCACTTCCCCCCTTTGCTTCTTTAGAGGCGGTAACTACATCGAATTTATCTTGAGAACCTTTCTCGTTCTTCTTTTTTATTTTATCGATTTTTGAATCATCGAATACCATCAAACTCATAATATTCTTTCACTTTTGATTTTATAATATTATTATACCAAATTTATTTTACAATGTCAAGTCTTTTATTGCTGGAATAATTCCCCTTGATATATACCACTCAAACGATACTGCAACATTCCTTTGTGATATACTTCTACATCTCTTCCGGCTGCTTGCATACTATATGCTATATCATCTGCATCTATTTTACTGAATTTTCTATATTGTCCATTTTTCGTTTCAATTAAATAAGGGTCTACTTGTTCTCTGGGGGCTAACATAAATTCCTTGTTATTGAAATCCTGTTTTGCAGATATAATATGAATCTACGATATCTGAAACAGGGTTGACTATTTTAGTTGAATTGGGAGTCAATTGACTCTGCAAATCAACATTGGTTTCCGTCAAAAATGTCTCATACATCAGTTCTTTATTTGCATTTCCCTTTCCTGTGGCTTCTTTTTTAATTACTGTAGGGGGAATCGTTGTGTAACGAAATCCACTTGATCTGAGTTTTTGTTTGAGTATTCCAGTATTTTCTCCAATATTGAAAACTCTCCCTGTGGCTGCATATGCATAATCTTCCAAATAAACATGGGATGCTCTATTATCAAACCACCTTATACATTCTATAACCCATTCTGCAAGATTCGTAAATCTCTCAATATCATCCGTATATTCTGGATATTCATGTGCAAAAATCTCATCAAAAGATTTCTGTGATTTATTCTGTTTCAAATAATGAAATTTACAATTATCAAAAGTAATACAACTATTTATTATTTCTGCAATGCATATTGCTGGTGAAGTTAATGAGTAATCAATCCCTGCGACAAATTCATTCTTCTTCTTCGTCATAATAGGGCTCCATCAGAATTCCACAAAATGCACA